CCAAGCCAGGGCGCTGCGGTGGCACCGTGGTGGCCGAGAACCACGCACTCAAGCGGCTGGAGAACGGGCCGGCCGGCGACATCATGTGGTATCTGGCCGGGCCGGGCGAAGTTCGGTCCTATGCCGATCGCGTGCTGACACCGCTATTCGAGGATCACACCGGCGTTTCGAGCCGGCTGGGCACCTCGGCCAGCGACAACAAGAAGACCATGAAGCGGGTCGCAGGGGCCACGCTCGAACTGATGGTCATGGGCAAGGCGACGACGACGAACCGCCAGGCGGCGTACATTGTCTTCGATGAGCCTGACAGTTATCACAAGGACTTCCGCTCCAACTTTCTGGAGCAGGGCCGGCAGCGCCAGCGCATGCTGGGCAATGACCGGCTGATCTATGCCTGTGCCCACCCCGACATCGGGTGGACCGGCGGCGTGGCCCAGGCCTGGACACTATCGACGCAAGGCATCTTCGTAATGCGGTGCCCGGAATGCGGCGATCATGCCTCGCCCTACCCGACCAAGTATTGGCCGGATGTGCGGCGGTTCCGGCTGAGCTACACCAAGGCGCCCGAGGGCACGCCGCTGGATGAGCGGCTGGCGCTGGCTGAGGCCACGGCCTGCATGGCCTGCCCGCACTGCGGCGCCGGGCTGGATGAGGCCCAGCGCGCGAAAATGGCCGATGAGGGGCGTTACATGCACAAGGGCCAGACGCTCGACATTCGCGCCGGCATTGTTGGTGAGCCGAACCGGAGCAAGACCTGGGGCTTCTGGATTCACGTCCTGATGTCCAAGCAGGTCGGGCTGGGCGAACTGGCCAAGGAACTGGAAGGCGCGATCGAGCACAAGGAACGCACCGGCAAGACCGACAAGCTGAAGCAGGTCATGGTGCGAACCTTTGGCGAGGTGTTCGAGGGGGCTGGGGAAGCCGAAGGGCTCGACGCCCAGAACCTGCGCATGCGGACCAAGGATCTGGCGCGGCCCAGTGATGATGGCGAGCCGGTGGCCTATCGCATGGGCGAGGTGCCCGATGGGGTGCGGTTCATCACCGTGGCCATCGACGTGGGCGACAACAAGTTCGACATCCTGGCGCGCGGCTGGGATTTGGAGCGGCGGTCCTGGTTGATCGATCGCCGCACGATCCGGCAGCGCTGGGATGGCCCGGTGCTGCGCGACATCGCGCCGGCGCACTCGCAAGAGGATTGGCAGGTGCTGGCCGACGAAATCGACCGGCTCTATCCGCTCCAGTCCGATCCTGGCCTAGCACTGCGGCCGGCGGTGGTCACCATCGACGCATCGAGCGGCAAGCATACCTGGAAGGCATACGAGTTTGCCCGGCGCATGGATGGAAAGCGCTGGGGAGCCTGGCGCAAGGTCCGGTGCATCAAGGGGTCGACCAACGCCAAGGCCGATCCGCTGCCGGCGACGCCTACCAAGATTTCGAAGGACAGCAACGGGAAGCCGGTGCTGCCGGTGATCACGCTTCACTCGCTGGGCGTGCACAAGCTCAAAGAGGACACGCTCACCGATCTTGCGATCGAGGATGGCAGCCCGGGCCAGTGCTACTTCGCGCTGAACACGCCGGATGCCGCCTACCAGGAACTATTCAACGAACCTTTGATCGACGGCAGTTTCGTGAAAAACGGGCCGAACGAAACGCTCGATCTCTACGGGTACACGGAATCCGGACGCCTGATGCTGCAGCCGGATCGCAAAGACATTCGCTGGGATGACCCAGCAAAGTTCCCGCCATGGGCACGCCCTGCTCCCCTCCATTCGGAAGGAGGTGATCAAGCGGTCGAGGTGAAAGCGGCGGCACAGGCCACGGGGACCGACAAGCCGAAGCCGAAAGGCTTCTTCGCCAAGCACAAGGCACTGGAAGGAGACGAATGATGGCGCAGTCCGCCGCGGATATTCAGGAGGAACTGACCGACCTGTATGCCGCGCGTCGCTATCTTGCGACCGGCAAGATGCCTGAGCAGATCGGCCGGGGTACTCGCTTCATGCGTTTCACCAAGATGACGCTCACGGAACTGGATGCCTATATCCAGCGCCGAGAGCGCGATTTTGAGCAGGCCCAGGCCACCGAGGCCGGCACGCCGCGCCGCCGCGCAATCGGGACATATTTCTGATGCAGCCGCAGGACTATCAGCGCAAGTTCGGCGCCAGCAAGCAATCCATGGCCATTGCCACCGGCGGCACCGGGCGCTGGGGCGCCTATGATGCCGGTCGGTTCAGCAGCCGGGAAATGGCGTCGTGGCATCCGCCGCATTCCTGGGCCAACACCGACATTCTCGACAACCGGGACAAGGTGCAGGACCGGGCGCGCGACATGGCGCGCAATCATCCGGTCATTGCCGGCGCGATCGATCGCCGCGCCGAGACTGTGGTGGGCCCGGAGATCCGGCTGGAAGCGCAGCCGGCTTTCGAGGTCATGGGCAGGAGCCCGGAATGGGCCGATGATTGGGCCACCAATACCGAAGATCAGTTCCGAGTATGGGCTCAGAACTATCGCTTCACGGCTGATGTCGAGATGACGACTACGTTCGGTGGCGTTGTCGAGACAGCCTATCGCCACTGGTGGACGGACGGCGATGCCGTGGCGGTGATTAAGCTGTTGGAGCGCGGCGCCAATTACCAGACCTGTGTCGAGGTCATTGACCCGGATCGGCTTTCGAACCCCAACGGCATTGCCGACAATATGACGTTGGAAAACGGAAACCGGGTGATTGGCGGGGTCGAAATCCACCCCGACAACTATCCGGTGGCCTACCACATCCGCTGCGCTCACCCGGCCGAGTGGGGCCGCACTGATGGCGAGACGATGCGCTGGGAGCGGATTCCCCGCTATGACCAGACCGGGCGCCCGGTTGCGGTGCATGCATTCAAGCGCAACATCGCTGGTCAGCGCCGTGGTATCAGCCGCTTCGTTGCAGCGATCAAGCGCATGAAGATGTTCGACCGGTATGACGATGCCGAGATCGAAGCCGCGCTGCTCAATGCGGTCATGGCCGCATTCCTGGAAAGCCCGTTCCCCACCGGCGATGTGCAGGGCGCGATGCAGGCACCCACCGGTGCCGAGGGCAGCGACGATGCCTGGTCGTTCGACAAGCAGTTGAACTACCGGATGGAAAATTCGGTGAAGGTCGAGGGTGTCCGCACCATCCACGGCTTGCCCGGCGAAAAGTTTACCTTCACGCGCGCGGAACGGCCGAGCGCGAACTATCCCGAATTCCAGAAGACCGGCCTTCGTAGCATGGCCGCCACTTTTGGCCTGTCCTATGCCCAGGTCTCTCAAGACTGGAGCGACATCAACTATTCGTCAGCGCGCGCGATGCTCAACGAGATATGGCGTGGCCTGCTGCACGATCGCTACGAGTTCGTGACCCGGTTCTGCACGCCGTGCTATGCCGCATGGCTCCAGGAAGCGGTGGCCATCGGCCGGGTCAAGGTGCCCGGCGGCCCGCTGGCGTTCTTCCGCTGGCGCGACGAACTGACCATGTGCGCGTGGAAGGGCCCAGGCCGCGGCACCATTGATCCGCTCAAGGAATCGCAGTCCAACGAGTTTGAACTGAACGCGGGCACCACGAACCTGGGCATGATCGGCGATGACAATGGCGTCGACCATCGCCAGGTGCTGCTGGGCCAGGCGCGCGACAAGCGTCTGCGCGAGCGCATTGGCCTCGATGCCTATACCCCGCTCAAGGGCGGCAAGGCCGCTGATGGTGCCGGTGCAGACCAGCAACCGGCCGAGGCGCCGGCAGGAGCAGAAGCATGAGCAAGTTCGCCCACGTCGCCGGACGGCTGTTCAATGCGCCGCTGATGCTGCGGCCGGAAAAGGCCGAAATGCTGTGCGCCGCGCTGGTCGATCGCTTGGGCATCGCCAAGTTGGACACGATCGACGGCCGTTCGCTCGGCGCTGCGCAGTTGCGCCAGATGGCGATGGATGACAGCGACTGGTATTCCAAGCCGAAGACGGCGCGGGACATGTATGAGTTGCGCCAGCGCGTGGCTACGGTTTCGATCTCTGGAACAACCGTGCACAAGCTTGGTGGGGTCGAGCCCTATTCGGGAATGATAGGCTACGATCAAATTGAGCGCATCGTGGCCGACGCCCAAGCCAATGAGGAAGTTGGCGCCGTTCTGGCTGAAATCGATAGCGGCGGCGGTGAAGTGGCTGGATGCTTCGATTTCTGCCGCAAGCTGCGGACCATGGGCGCCAAGAATGGCGGCAAGCCCATCGTCGCATTCGTCAACGAGATGGCGTGCTCCGCTGCCTATGCCATTGCGTCATGCTGCGATGCGATCGCGACCACCGAGACGGGTATCACCGGTTCAATCGGCGTCTGGACCATGCTGGTCGATATGACCAAAGGCCTCCAAAAGGGCGGCATCGAGGCAACCATGATCCGTGCCGGTGAACGCAAGGCGCGCGGCGGACCATATGAGCACGCCGACAAGGAAACCGTCGATAAGCTTCAGGCCTGGGTCGATGAGACCTGGCACATGTTTGCCGCTCTCGTAGCAGAGGGGCGCCCCATCTCCGAAAAGGCCGTGATTGGCCTTCAAGGTGATTGGTTCACTGGTCACGACGCACTCGGCCTTGGCCTCGTCGATGCGGTCGATTCCTCCGAGGCCATTTTCGATGCGGTCGCGAAACTCGCCCGCTGATCACTCAATAAGGAGAAGACAATGTCCAAAGCCTCGAACGGGCTGCGGCAGGCGCTCGCACGCTCTGCGAGTGGCACCGTGGTCGCGCTGGGCGAGATGGCGGCTACCGACATCCTGGCAAGCCTGAGCGAAGAGCAGAAGGCT